ATTAGTTAACTAGTACTGCATACAGTATTACTAAGGACGGCCACCGATAAATAATAAATACAAATAAACTTAACAAAATGTAACAAAAGAACCCTACATACTGCCTAACTAGATTATAAGTCTAGTTAAAACCTAGTTATATTAATAAGTTATCTAATAGTTACCTAAAAACTACAGAAAAAAGTCATATATAAGGGGTAAAAATAAATTTTATATATATGCGTAAACCCTTCAAATTTTTGCGTTAAAAATATTTAGCAGACACCTATAGATAACCTATAGGTAACTTATAGATTAACTATAGAACCCCTATAGATCTGCCCAGAAGTGATCTATAGGGGTCTGTGTAGGTCTTATGTATTGACCTATGGTTGTTATTCTAGTGGGTAATGCTGTTGGCTGTAATTCTGTTTGGGATTCTGTGACTTTGGTCGTTTCTATGGTGTCTGTTGTTAGTTTCTTTGTGGTCTATACGCATGAACCCCCCCTTTATCCCCCCCAAGTTTATCCAAGACTAGTACCTAATAAGAATTATTTATGAAACCATCGTTAGAGGTATTAGAATTACTTATCTGTCTGGGTGTAAGACCTAGTGCTGTTTGTGTAACTGTGTTGTTTAGGGAATTACCCCAGTTATCAAGGTGCATTGTCATAAGTTCATCCTTTCTGGATCTTATATTACGGTCTTCATCAGCAGACATATAATCAGTCCAGTAGGCAACTGCACCAGAAAGGGCGTCTAAGATGTCATCGTGTACAAGAGAACCTCTATGTTTTGTAATACGAGACATCTGATAGAAGAGTTGTAGCTTTAGTTTTCTTTCTGGAGCTTCGTTAGGGTTGGATCTATAATCTTTTTCTACTACCTTGCGGTCTATTATTAGCCTGTGAGAGTTCATTACAGGTTCCAGTATGTCTATAATCCTTAGTTCTTTAGTCTTAGTGTTACGAACGTCTTGTACTTCACAGGGGTGATACCGCATAAGGAAGGGTTTTAGGAGTTCTGCAAACATACCTCCACCCATGTTTGACTCAACGAGAATGGTATTAACCTTATTGGTCTTAGCTATCTTGGATAATGTTGTTAATACTGCGTCTGAGTAACCACCGTTTAGTCCCCCTGCGTCTGGGACGTATAGATTACCGTTTAACATTTTTACTACGGCATAACCTGTGGCATCTTTTCCCTTGCCTGAGGGGTCTACAAACATCACTGAGCCTGTATATTCAATCCAATCACCGAATTGTTGGGCAGGTCGGTAAAAATGATCTCCATTAAACCCTACACAGGGGAGTTCTTTGATTACATATTCGGGAGAAGAGGACCAAATTACTTTTTCTGGTGCATGATCTGGGTTAACACTGCTGATGATAAGGTCTGAAAGTTTGAGAGGGTATCTATCCTGGTCACTAAGGCTAGTGTCTAGCATAAATTGTAAAGAGAACCCAGAACGTCCGTAGGAGGCCTCACGTTCCATCAGATCTATTGAACTGAATCTTTCTGGGTCAACAGGATCTTTAGGCTTTACAAGCTCTTCTGATAGCCTTTGAGCTAACTTAGGAGCTAGTCTATCCCCATAGTTGTTTTTAAGGTCTGGATAACGTGCAGTCCAGATGCGAGTTGTATATCCACGTTCTTCAAGGGTTAGATATAAAGATTGTTCTGTTTGTGGTGTACCAAGAAAGGTTATTTTACCGTTTGGTTTTAGTATGGCATCAAATTCTTTTACAGCTTCACTTAACTTGTCTCTCATCGGTTGGGTAAAGCTGTTATTTGGTACTTCTACGTCATCAGCTATAACTTCATCTGCTCTACTACCTGCCATTTGTCCTAGAACACCCTGTGACTTAACAGAAGGGGCATGGTCAGCTTGAGCAGGGCCAACATCAAAACTTATTTTGCTGTTTCTCTGAGAGTCTTCTGGACGTAGTGGGGCTAGTATTGGCATCTCGTTTATAAGACGCATGGTGAAAGTAGAGAAGTTATCTGCTCTATCCTTACTTGCAGAGACTACAAGGAACTTTAATTGTGGATTCATCCGTAGTTTCCACACAACATAGGTAGAAGTTATCCAACTCTTACCCACTCCTCTAAAGGCTTGTATAATTTTTCTTCTAGGACCGTATTGTAAGTATTCAGCTATGTCTAATTGAACAGGTGTGGGGTCAGGCAGGTTAAGATGTCGCCAAGTAATGATCAGGAAGTATCTAAAGTCTTGTAGTTTTTCTGGTAAAGGTTGCAATTATCTTTCAATGCTAGGTATTACATCAAGGTCTGGAAGGTTTGACATTAGATCTTCCATAGGACTCTTCTCTGTTGGTATGCACTCGATACCATTATCTTTTAACAGTTGTCTAGCTACGTTAAGATCACCTGGTTTTGCTTCTCCACTTCTTACCTTGTCTAACAATTCTTGTATGAGAACAGTATGGAGAGTTTCTAATAATTGTATTTTATTTGGCTTTTCCATAGGTACAATGTCTGTTGAAACTAATATACTATTTTTTAGCAAACTATGCCCAATGCGTTAATAGGTCAACGGTTTAACATAGATGATCGTGTCATTAGAAAATTCACAACAGGATTTCCTAATAAGTTCAAAATAAAAAAAGGAAGCATTACAGAAGCCCTTACAAAAACAAATAAGATTGGTGTTAAACAATACTATTACAAAGTTTTATGGGACGATAAAAGGTCATCTGAACATGCTCAATATAGCCTTGAATCTGTCGAATAAAGTTTTTTTAGTCTTATATTTTTTCTTTGGCTTTATATTTTTTGTGTAATGATGTTGAGCCATTTCTAACCGTAATAATTTAGTTTCTGTTTCTGTTATACGTTGCATTGCAGCCATGATAAGCATATCTTGAAGCTTAGTTTCTTTAATAAGTTCACAGCAGATTTCTTTCATCACAGCATTAGGCATTTCTCTTACCTCTCTTTTTCTTATTTCAATTTCAAGTTCTATCTGAGGTGGTGGGTTGCCTATAAGAACATTAAAAAATTCTTTATGGTTCATTTACCTGGAAAGAGTGCCTTCTCCAACATATCGCATAATTTATCATCAACATCATTGTCTGTTTTTGTTACACAGGCACGAACAAGATCAAGTGCAAGTTGACGAATTGCTTTGGATCTAAGGAAGGTAAAAAGGATAGGTTTTAACAGGGCAAGCATGAGTTTTGTTGTAGGTACTTTCCAATTATGTACTTATTTGCTAATTTTGGCTTGACTACCTACACAAGTCAATAAGCCCTATTCTCCCCATATAGGGTTTTATTTTATTAAACACATGGCAGAACAAGAAAAACAACAAAAAAAAGGTGTCTGGTTTAAGTTGCAAGAAGCAGTACCAGATCGTGAAGAGCAGTTTGAGTTTGTATCACTAGCAGTAAGACTGATATTGCTGGTGTGGGCAACAGCGATGTTGTCATTATCGTACTTAGATCTGTCAAAACTAGGAATACCACAACAAAAAATAGATCCAACTTTTATCGCTTCTGTATTTGTAGGACTAGCTTCTAGTTTTGGTGCATCTATTACACAGAAGGGTAAAGAGAATGGTGGTAAGAATGGTAAGACTGTAAAGGCTGAGTTGCAAGAAGTGTTAGGTAGTACACAACTAGTTAGAATAGATACACCTATAAGATTAATAGTAGATCCTAAAGAAAAATGAAGAAACTATTATCACTACTATTGCTTTTACCATCAGCAGCTTTTGCTGATATAACCCAGAAGTTTGTTACTTCTGCACAGATTTCTGTAGACGCACCGTACTCTGTGACTAACAAGCTAGGAACAACTTACTCTTTATCAGGAACTAATATAACTCCATCTGTGACTTCTGGAGGATCTACAACATCTGGTGTGATAGGTGGATTAAATGTTGGCTCATTGACCGCAGGTGTTCCGGCCATGATTCAAACTGATAAAGCAGTTACAACAGCAGGTTCATCGTTTGCTCTTACCGAGTCAATTACAATGGGAGATGCAACTCCTTCTGCTGTTACCCCATCAGCAGGGATAGCAGCTTTACCTCATCTATCAGGACAGACAACTGTAGGTAGTGGAGGAACTGCTGGATCTCTTGGAATGACAAGTTTATCTAGTGGCATACACACTTGTTCAGCAGGTGGTAGCGGTACAAGTTGTATTGGTAGTACTTCTGTAACAATCACCATTGACTAAATGGATTTGCCTATTAATAATATTAATACCTGCAAGAACCCTTGCAAATCCTGTAGTACCTACTTTTCGTACAGGATCACAAACCACTAATTCTACATCCCAGAGTATTATTAATGAAACAATTTCAAGCTATCAGTATCGAACTGGATATACATATTCTGCATCTGGCAATAATATAAAAAGCAATGATGCCAATGGTTATATCAATCCAACACCATCACAAGACGCAACTCAAACTATTAATAACGTTAACTTTTCGTTTACAAGTCCTACGTTGGAGACTGTTCCCAGATGGCAGATAGTAACAGAAGGTTCTCCATTTTCTCTACAGGAAACAATCATAGCTCCAGGCTTGGACACAATCACAAATATAAGCAGAACAATAAATACAACAACCACCGTAACTGTAGAAAGTACCTTTGGGCAATAGCTTTAATCCTTTGCCCTGCAAGGGTTTTGGCTAACACTACTGTAGCGAGTCCTAGTAGTAATGCACAAGGAACTGTTAACAACAATGCAACTATGATTGCACCACAATCAACACCACAGTTTCGTATGTCTCAAGGTATTGTTTGTAGTTCTCCTTCTCTTACCATTACTCCATATGTAACAGATGCTTGGTCATTCAATACTCCAAGAGAAACAGTAACGAGACAAAATATTTATGACGAAGATACTGGTGCTATCAAGTATGTACAAGAAACACCAAGATTTGAGAAAGAAAATTTTAATTTAAATTATGGTATCTCTGCTCAAATAAGTATTCCTTTAGGCAAATCACCTGCGTTATGTCATAAGGCCACACAGGTCAATATAAAGAATCAGGAGCTATTGCATAAGAAGATGGAATTAGAGCTTGCCCTGTTCCGTTTAAAGGTCTGTGGTGAGCAGGCGAACCTCGGTGTTGTCTTTGTTGGAGAGTATGCAACTATCTGCAAAGGTATAAAGGTTACAGTACCACCAAATCAAGTTATTCCTCATTCTCATTCTTTGACTTCCGAGAAGTAAGTTTCTTTATAGCGTTCTTTACCAAAGGTTTTACTACATTAAGAAGTAACGGAGTAGTGGCAGCCACAGAAGCAATAACAGCAGTACTGACAAGAGTGCTAGGTGTAGGTATGTATTGGTCGATAAACGGAACGTCTTCATAAAGCGTGATGCACTCTATCCCATCATCTCCTCTTTTATAAGCTTTGACACGTTCTGTTCTTAATTCTGATGTAAACTCTCCTACCCTTCTATCGGTTTTACCAGGGCAGTCAGGGATTATAGGTTCTTCTTTTTTATCTTTTGGTATCTGTGGATTTGGTATTTCTCCTTCTGGTAATTTATCAGGTTCTTTTTCTACAGGTGCAGCCTGTTCTGTAATTATTAACTGATCTGCCTGATAGTTTATCGGTATAAATGATGGATAGGGGCAGCTACTACTTACACCATTAGGATCATCTATTAACAGATTTCTATTACCTGTATTCTTGGTATCTCGGTGATAATATGTACAACCTACAGTTTCTACATTAAAAACATCAAAAGAAGGTAAGACTACTGGTGGAATATAAACATCAGGTATTATTATTTCTGGAATACCTATTTCTTGTATCTCCACTTAGAAAGGTAATGATTTACCTGTTACTTTAGGAAGTTTCTTTTGTATCTGTCCTGGTAATATTGTTTGCACTTCTTTCATTACCTGACTCATAACTCTACTTTTAAACTGTTCTGACGTTACATACTTATAACCAAAGTATGCACCACCACTCATACTTGCCACCATTACAAAGGAAACTATACTGAGGACATTAGCGACTTTGTTAAACATGATAAAACTTGCTGTGATAAGAGCCATGTCAGTGATGACATTCGCTACATTACTGCTAATTATAGGTCTATCTCCCCTCTACGTCACTATGGGGATAATGACAAGGCAGATGCAAGATAAGGTTAATTAATCAGCAGCTTCGGCTGTGTTTCCCTCTGCTACCCACTCAAGGTACTCTTGGTAGTCGGTGTTTGCTTCGTCAAATGGAATTGACAAAGTATTTTGTGTATTTAAATCTTTGAGTACCGATTTGATCTCTCCACTCATTGGATTTTTTACGAGTTTGTATGTAGTCATAATTCAGCAGTTAAACGAAATTTTCCATCAGTAGTGGCACTATTTAGTCTTGTAAAATGTGAAACACCACCACCCCTTGAATGAGTACCACCATTATATATTTCAACAATACTTGTACTTGCAGTATTCAAAATTATCAATGTACTGTAAGAATTTGAACCACCATTACCATAGGATTGAAAATAACTACCACTTGTATTTTGTTCAATAGTAGGAATAGCTCTCATAGGTGTAGGTAAAACACAAACATGATATATTGTTGAACTATCGTAACCAGAACCATTAAATAAAGACTGTGTCCCAGAAGAATTTTGAAAAGCTAAATTGTAATAATAACGTCTGCAAAGATCAAGCTCCTGACCGAATGACCTATGCTCAAAATCTGTTGCCACGCCTGAACCAGTATTATCTACTTCTAATTGTAGTCCTGTAATAAATAATGTCCTTGCAGTACTATCAAAAAAAGATGAAATACCAACGGCTCTATTAGCAGCAGTTCCTGTTCCCCAAGTTTGCTGCAATGTACCGCTTGTATAGTTTGACCCTCCATGTAACCAAAAATAAGCACTTAAACTATTTTGGTTGTCATTACCAAAAGCTCCTGTTGTATCAGCAGGGTAAGATATCGTAACTCTTGTCCATGAAGAAGTGACATTAAAAGTTTTATTTACATGGCGATTATTGTCTTGATCGTATAATTCAAAAACATAGGTTGCAGAAGCATTTCCTTTAACATAAAAAGAAACTGTGAATTTCTTTGCAGATGAAGTGCCTTTTGCAAAATCTTGTAAATTCTGTCCTTCAATCCTTTGTGTTAAAAGAAAAAATTCATCAGCAGCAATAGAAGTGTCTGCTGTTGTGCAAGCTAATTTAAGAGAATTTCCAAAACCATCTGGACTGTCTGTGTCTTGGCTCATTGTAAGACGACCAGCAGTATTATTAAATTCAAGTCTATATCTATCTAAAGTTGAATATTTGTTAGAAGCTCCTAAACCTGTTTCCTGAGTAGCTCTTTGTGATATTGTCATTCCTCCATTTATTATCTTGTTTCTATTACTTAGGTTATTAGTAATGTTGGCAGTACACGTTCCATCAGTATTGTTGACAGTAATAGCAGCAGCACTAGCTCCTACCCCTTTTATCGAATTTACCTTGATCTCTGACATAATTAACTAGGTTTTGGGTTAGCGTCTTTAACCGCTTTGATGTGGGTTGCCCACGTTCCAGTTGTATCTAGTTTACCTGC